CCCTTCGGGAAAATACTCTTTTAAATCTTCTGTCATTTCTTTTACGTCATACATAAAATTTCTCCGTTTGTTTCTGTACCCATGAGGATACTCTTCACGCACGTTAATTCGTGGACAATTGGAGTAATTGCCATGAGTCTCCATTAAGCTCGGATCAAAACTTCTGATACTGGCACGATCACCGAAAAGGCTAACGCGTCACTCACCATGAGACTTATTTTTCCGAATGCGCCCAAGAACATTCGTGTTGCATTCTCGTAGGTTTAGAGAACACTCAACCCCTTCCATGACTTCGATATATTCACTCGGAATCTACCTTCGTGTATTCCATCCAAACATCAAATAAAATACTGGTATGTAAACAATAGCAAAAAACACCATAAAGTACATCTTTTATTGCACGATATTATTTTGTCCATTCTTGCTAGATAATTAAACAATGAATAAAGATAAAAAGCCCGACCTTAAATTGGTCAAAAAAGAAACACCTTTAACGATTAAACAAAAGACTTTTGTCGATAACATTGTTAAGGGAAAGATAGGCACATATAAAGAGGCATATTCAAATGCTTATGATGTAACCATGAATAAGGATGGCTCTATTCCAAAATGGGTAGAAGTCGAGGCAAGCAAATTACTGGCTCACCCTAAGATTGCACAAAGTCTAATGCGAGCATATGAGGCTAGAGAGAGGACTTTTACAGCCTCCAGTCTACGAACGAAGAACTACGTCCTAGAAGAGCTATACAAGCAGAGTAAATCAACTGAGGCTACTGCTACTTCATCCACACAGATACGAGCCTTAGAATTGCTTGGTCGTTCTTGCAAGATGTTTATAGATGTGCAAGAGGAAATAAAAAGCAGAGACACAGTTGAGATAGAAAGAGACATCGAGACCAAGCTTGAGCAGTTATTAAGTGATGCCGATTCTTAGGCGATCACATTGCTAGCAGATGAGGAACGCACCCACGCCCACAGGTTTATAATTCGCAGAGTTTGATAAGACCCCCACCCCCTGCACACAGGTAGGATTCCTCAAATTTCTATATTACATAGTGTTTTGCTCAAGATATGAGTTGATTTTATAGACCCCCCCTATTATATTGCAAAGTGATAGCTTTTTTTTTGTAAAAATAATTTTTTTTGTATAAAAAACTATAATTCATACCCCCATATATAATATATATAAAATTTTTGGTTGATTTTTCTGTGAAGTCGTGCAAAATGATATAATCCAGAGATAGATATACTCTTTATCTACTTATTAGTAGGTAAATACTTACTAAGTATGTACTTGGTATTAACTTACTAAGTTTTTTTTAAAGGAAGTACATACTTAGTAGGTATATATATATGAATGTAAATTTATTAAAAAAAATACAAAGTTTACCTAGTCATCAAAAGCAAGAGTTTATAGATTTAATTAAAGAATATGAAAATTCTCAGCTTAGAGAAAAGTGTTCTGATAATTTTATGACCTTTGTTGGTGAGATGTGGTCTGCTTTTATTCATGGTAGTCATCATGAAGTGATGGCTGATGCGTTTGAGAGAGTCGCTAGTGGTGAATTAAAGCGTTTAATCATTAATATGCCACCAAGACATACAAAATCAGAGTTTGCTTCTTATTTGTTACCTGCTTGGTTTCTAGGTAAGTTTCCTGATAAGAAAATTATTCAGACTGCTCACACAGCAGAACTGGCTGTTGGTTTTGGTAGGAAAGTTAGAAACTTAGTTAATAGTAAAGATTATAAAGATATATTTACTAACGTAAGTTTACAATCAGACAGCAAAGCAGCAGGAAGGTGGAACACTAACAAGGGTGGTGAGTATTTTGCTATCGGTGTTGGTGGAGCAGTAACTGGTAAGGGTGCTGATTTATTAGTAATTGATGACCCTCATTCAGAGCAAGAGGGTGCAAGCTCAGATATAAATGTATTCAATCGTACCTATGAATGGTACACCTCTGGTCCTCGTCAGCGTTTACAACCTAATGGTTCAATCGTTGTTGTTATGACTCGATGGCACAATAAAGACTTAACAGGTCAAGTTGTAGATGCTAGCATAAAACGTGGTGGTGCAGATGAGTGGGAAGTAATAGAACTACCTGCTATTCTACCTTCAGGTAAGCCTTTATGGGCTGAGTTTTGGAGTTTAGATGAACTTTCTTCTCTTAAATCAGAACTTCCTAATGCTAAATGGATGGCACAATACCAACAAGACCCTACTTCTGAAGAGAGTGCATTAGTTAAAAGAGAGTGGTGGCAAACATGGGAGGGTAGAAATCCTCCTGATTGTGAGTTTATTATCCAATCTTGGGATACAGCCTTTATGAAAAATCAAAGGGCTGATTATTCTGCTTGTACTACTTGGGGAGTTTTTTATAAAGAAGATAAAGATGAAGGAAAGTTTGCACCTAATCTTATTTTGCTAGATGCATATAAAGAAAGGTTAGAATTTCCAGAACTTAAAGTAAGAGCAATGGAAAAATACCAAGAATATAAACCCGATGCTTTTATTGTAGAAGCAAAAGCAGCAGGTATGCCATTAATATTTGAATTAAGAGCAATGGGTATTCCAGTACAAGAATACACACCAAGTCGCGGAAACGATAAAATCTCAAGAGTAAATGCAGTATCTGATTTATTTCACTCAGGAGTTGTTTGGGCGCCAGAAACTAGATGGGCAGAAGAAACTATTGAAGAATTTGCTGGTTTTCCAAACATGGCACATGATGATTTAGTTGATAGCAGTACGCAAGCTCTGTTAAGATTTAGACAAGGTGGATTTGTTTCATTAGAATCAGATGAAGAAGATGAACCTTTAGAACATAATAGGGTTGCAAATTATTATTAAAATTTATATAACTTCATATATTAAAGATGATTGCATATGCGAAGGACCAATTATTCATGCTTATTCATATGAATCTGCTGAATTAATAGCAAAAAACAATGGATTAAATCTAGAAGGTGAATTACAAGATATCTTGCAAGATATTGTAGATGATGTTTTGACCGAAGATTTAGATAATCGAGTATTACACTAGGACAATATTTTATATGGCTATAGAAAATATGAAACCTGCTACTCCTATTAATGGAACAATAGAAGATGATGAAGCAGAAGAAATATCAATAGAGATTGAAAATCCTGATTCTGTTTCAGTTAATACTGAAGATGGTGGAATGATTATTGACTTTGCTCCAAATTCTAGTGAACAAGAAGAAAGTGAATTTAATTCTAATCTAAGTGAGTTTATTGATGAAAATGAATTAGATACACTAGGCAGTAAATTAATCTCTGAATTTAATGGAGATAAAGAATCTAGAACTGAGTGGGAAGAAACTTATATTAAAGGTCTTGATCAACTTGGTTTAAAAATAGAAGAAAGAACACAACCCTGGGCTGGTGCTTGTGGAGTATTTCACCCAATGTTAAGTGAAGCTGTTATAAGATTTCAATCACAATCTATTTCAGAAATGTTTCCAGCACAAGGTCCAGTAAGAACTAAAATTGTTGGTAAGATTACAGAAGAAAAAGAAGCTCAAGGTAAAAGAGTAGAAGATTATTTAAATTATTTATTAACTCATGAAATGACAGAGTATCGTAGTGAAACAGAAAAAATGTTATTTTCTTTGCCTTTAGCTGGTTCTGCATTTAGAAAAGTTTATTATGATCCTAGTTTAAAAAGACCTTCTTCTTTATTCGTACCAGCAGAAGATGTAGTAGTAAATTATGGTGCAAGTGACTTAGAAACTTGTGAACGTGCTACTCATGTAATGCGTAAGTCATCTAATGAAATAAGAAAAATGCAAGTTAGTGGTCTTTATAGAGATATAGAAGTTCCAGAATCCGATAGTCAATATTCAGATATTAGAAAAAAATATGATGATATGACAGGAGAAAGTAATACTTTTAATTATGATGGAAGGCATTCAATACTTGAAATGCAAGTTGATTTAGACCTTATAGGCTATGAAGATAAAACAGAAGAAGGCGAAGAAACAGGCATTGCTTTACCATACATCGTAACAATAAATTATCCTAGTGGCGTTATCTTAAATATCAGAAGAAACTGGTATGAAGATGATGATACTAAAACAAGAAGAAAACATCTTGTGCATTATCAATATCTTCCTGGTATTGGTTTTTATGGTTTTGGTTTAATACACATGGTTGGTGGTTTAGCTAAATCAGCTACATCAATACTTAGACAATTAGTTGATGCAGGTACTTTATCTAATTTACCTGGTGGATTAAAAGCTAGAGGTCTTAGAATTAAAGGTGATGATACACCGATAGCACCAGGCGAATTTAGAGATGTAGATGTACCAGGTGGAGCTATTAGAGACAATATTACATTCTTACCTTACAAAGAACCTTCAGCAACTTTGTTTTCACTATTAGGAAATATAGTAGAAGAAGGCAGACGTTTTGCTAGCATGAATGATATGAAAGTATCTGATATGAATAATCAAGCACCTGTTGGTACAACACTTGCATTACTTGAAAGAAATATGAAAGTAATGAGTGCTGTACAAGCTAGATTACATGCTTCTATGCGTAAAGAGTTTGCTATATTAGTTGATATTGTAAAAGACTTTACTGATCCATCTTACCCATATGAAATGGATGATGAAGAATTTATTAAAACAGAAGATTTTGATAACAGAGTAGATGTACTGCCTGTATCTGATCCTAATGCTGCAACAATGGCACAAAGAATTATGCAGTATCAAGCTGCTATGCAACTAGCACAGTCAGCACCTCAGATGTATAACTTACCTGAATTGCACAGACAGATGCTAGAAGTGTTAGGCATTAAAGATGTAGAAAATATTGTACCTACTACTGATGATGTCAAAGCAGTTGATCCTGTTACTGCTGTACAAAATCTAATTAATGGTAAACCTGTTAAAGCATTTATTACACAAGATCACGAAGCGCATATACAAACTGTCGTTTCTGCTCAAGAAAATCCAGAAATGATGAAACTAGTTCAAGCTTCACCAAATGCTCAAACAATACTATCAGCAGCATCAGCTTATGTTAATGAACATTTAAGTATGCAATATAGAAAAGAAATAGAAAAAGAAATGGGTATTGAATTACCGCCAGAAGGTGAACCATTACCTGCAGATGTTGAAAAACGTATTTCTTCTCTTGTTGCTGAAGCTGCTAAAAGAGTATCTTCAACATCTCAAGCACAAGCAGAACAAGAAAGATTACAAGAACAACAACAAGACCCATTAATACAAATGAGAGAAAGAGAAGTTGCTATTAAAGAAGCTGAAGAACAACGTAAAACTCAAGAAGGTCAAGCTAAATTAGACCTTGAAGCTAAAAAAGCTCAAAGTAGAGATAATTTAGAAAAAGAAAGAATTAAATCTCAAGAAGAAATTGCAAGTGCAAATGTACAACAGCGTATTGCTAGCGATTTGCTAGATGTTCAACAAATAAAAAATCAAGCCGAAAGAGAAGATTATCAAAAAGGTGTTGACTTTGCTTTAAATATCGCTAAAGATAGCAATAAGAATGGTAAATAATATCAAAGAGCAAGCATTAAAAATGGAAGAGATATCTCTTTCTGAATTTTTAAAGAAAAAACTTAGAAATATTATGAACCAACATGCTGACCATATTTCGACAGGCGCTTGTAAAGACTATAGTGACTATCAAAAGATGGCTGGAATAATAGAGGGATTAGCCCTCGCAGAGAGAGAAGTCTTAGATTGGGTTGAAAAACACATTCAAGAATAAGAGGAACTCGACACCTAAAGGTCGTGCAATATGAAAAAAAAACTTTTAAAAGATATACCAAAACCAGAAAGTGTTAAAAAACCTATAGTAAATGAAGATGTTAAAAGTCAACTTCCAGAACCTAAAGGTTGGAAAATATTAGTAGCTATGCCTTTAGCAGATAAAAAAACTAAAGGCGGTATTTTAAAAGCAGATTCAACTTTAAGAGATGAAGAATTATCTAATATATGTGGATATGTATTAAAAATTGGTAGTGAATGTTATAAAGATACCAAAAGATTTCCAACTGGAGCTTGGTGCAAAAAAAATGATTGGGTTATTTTTCGTGCTTATTCAGGAACTCGTATTAAAATGTATGGACAAGAATTTCGTTTAATTAATGACGATACTGTGGAAGCAGTCGTTGATGATCCTACAGGAGTGGTAAGAGCATGAGTCAATCAAATATTGAAATAATAAATGAAGAACCTAGACAAGAAACAAATTCTCAAACAGAAGAAAATAAATTCTTTGGTGTTTCAACTGAAATAAATACTAATACATCAGATGATGTTGAAGTAGAAATAATAGACGATACTCCAGAAAAAGATCGTAGACCTAAAAAATCTGAAAAAGTAGAATCTAAAGTTGATAATGATGATGTTGACAAAGAAATATCAGATTATAGTCAAAGAGCTTCTGATCGTATTAAACAAATAAAATATGAATATCATGAAGAAAGAAGAGCAAAAGAACAATCAAATAGAATAGCAGATGAAGCTGCTAATAGACTACAAACAATCTTAACTGAAAATCAACGTCTGCAAAAAATGGTAGAGCAAGGCGGTCAAGTTTTAAATAAACAAGCACATAATAATGCATTATGGGCAAAACAAAGTGCTACAGAATCATACAAAAAAGCATATGAAGAAGGTGATGCTGATGCAATGGTTAAAGCACAAGAACTATTAGCAAAAGCAACACTTGCAGAAAATCAATCAGGAAATGTTGCACAACATGTGCAAAATCAAGTTATACAAACTATGCCTGAACAAGTTGTAGAAAATATACAAGAAAAAAAATTAGACCCTGAAATGCAAGATTGGTCAAATAAAAATCCCTGGTTTATGGGTACTGACACAGAACATAAGAGAATGACTGCTTATGCTATGTATATAGATCAAGATTTAACTCAAAATGGAGTTAATCCAGCTACACAGTCTAAAGAATATTACGCACAAGTAGATAAAAAAATGCGTCAACAATTTCCAAGCTTTTTCGGTGTTCAAGCTACAGATAATTCAGAAATGGTTATCAATGAAGAAACACCAAAACGACAACCACAAACAGTTGTTGCAACCGCAACGAGGGATAGCGGTAACAAAAAACCCACGCAAATACGACTGACTAAGACTCAAGTTGCTTTAGCTCGGCAATTGGGAATTACAGCAAAACAGTATGCAACTCAATTACTAAAGGAGAATTGAAATGGCAGAATTGACTAGTTCAAAAACAGAGAAAAATTCTGTTAAAGATACTCCAACAAAACAAGAGCGTAGCCCCAGGGCTTTAGACAGCAGAGAAGCTGCTCAACGAATAGCAAGTTGGGAAAATCCCACAAATTTACCAGACCCTAGTCCACAAGAAGGATGGGCATTTAGATGGATCAGAACGGCTACTTTAGGTCAAACTGATAACACTAATGTATCAAGAAGATTTAGAGAAGGATGGGAAGCTTCTAGATTAGAAGATCACCCTGAACTCCAAAATCAAATGATGGATCATAATTCTGATTGGGCAAAGAAAGGTAATATAGAAATAGGTGGACAGTTATTATGTAAGATGCCTAAGAACCTTGCGGAAGCAAGAGATAATCACTTTGGTGATATCGCTCAAACACAAATGGAATCTGTTGATAACATCTATTTAAAAGAAAACGATCCTCGTATGCCTAAACAAGTATTTGAAAGGAAAACGAGAACAACATTTGGTAGAGACTCATAAGTCTCATTAATATATAAAATCTCAGGAGAGATAATTATGTCAGCAACAGCAACTCCTCACGGAGCTTTACCTGTTGGATCATTAGTATCTAGCCCATTTAACTCCAAAATTACACACTATAAAATTAAAAATGCTTATGGCACTTCTATATTTTTTGGTGACTTTGTAAAATGGGGTGATGACAATCCTAATACCACTATCCAAAAAGATACTGGTACTACGGCTTGTACACCTATAGGAATATTTATGGGTTGTGCTTATACTGATCCAACTACAGGACAATTTACACCAAGCCAATATTATCCTGCTTCAATAGCAGCAG